GCATCACCTTGCGGCACTGCGGTAAACAGGTACTCGCCCGTTTCGCCGCTCTTCACCCGGACACGCAGCCCATCCAGATACTGATATATGACAAGCGAGAATCGCCTGCCGTAGCAATCCCAGATTTGGGCCTGCGGCAGCGTCCAGTCGGTGCATGCCGGATCGGCGCTGAACGCGAGGGCGTGTGGGGGCAGGCCACGATAGAATGCACCGCACTCCAGCATGACGTGACAGCCCCATGCACGGCCCGGATGGCTGTGCAGGCCGAACCATACTGCCGGCTCATACCCGGTGCCGCCCTCGCGGATGAACGATCGATCAACCCAGACGTAGTAGTGGCGGGGCAGCGATGCGCTAGAACTGCTCATGCGTCTTCCATTTTGTTGATCTCGAACCGAAACCGCTCGTCACGGATGCCCCAGATGTGGGTGCGTTCCATGTACTGGGCTTTGAGCTTGACCAGCCGGTCGTTGACGGCGTCCAGCTCGGCCTGCAGCCGATCGCGCTGGGCGAAGGCCTCGCGTGCCTCGGCGATCATTTGCGCACGCCCTTGCGGCCGAAGCGGCCGGTCTTCGGGTCGCGGAAGTGCGCCTGCTTGAGGGTGTCTTCCAGCCGTTCGAGCTTGGAGCGCAGGACGCGGATGACCAGCTCATTGGTCGCGGCCTCGGAGGCTTTGGTCTCGGCCTTGCTGAGCTTGAGGTACAGGGCCTCGATCTCGCGCTTCTGACTGGCGGCGAGCCACTTGGCCTCGCGCAGTGCGCCCCATGGGTTAATGATGTCACTGATGCTCATTGGTTCCTCCTGTTGCTGAGTAGGATGTGGTAATCGTGGTCACTGGTCAGGGTCCTTGTGCGCGCCTCCTGCGGTGGCCATCAGATGCAAAACCCGATGCCCGCCGGCCCCGTTCTCATACACCTCGACGCGCGTCCTGCCGTCTTGAGCATAGATGCGGTGGTAGTGGCCAGCCTCGCGCAGGGCGTCGGGAAGGTTGGTGCATTGCCCGCCCGCGATAGGCGGCTGCCGGCCCGGCGGCTGCGTCACCTCAAAAGTGAAGCGTCCTGCGACTGTCGTCATGCCGGTTGCCCCTGTTTCAGGTTGACGCGGCCCCGCGCCCGGCCGTTGGCGCGGGCAGCCTCGTAGACGGTCGGGCGTTGCGCCTTGAGCGCCGCCGTGCAGCGCGCCACTGAGCCCCAGCCGTAGTCGTGGGCCAGCTCGCTGAGCGTCCGGTTGCCGATGTCGCGGCTGTCGGATGGCAGCGTCGGCATGGTGCCGGGCGGGCGTGGCGGGTTGTGGGTGCGACGCGGCGGGGCGTTGACCTCCTCCACGGCGCGCTGTGCGGCCCGCGCCTGCACCTGCACCTGTTGCGACTGGCGCATCTGCGCGAGCAGCTTCTCGGTGACGTGGATAGGCTCGCGGCGGCCGTCGGCAAAGAGCCAGTAGAAGCGACGATTGTGGATGATGGGTCTGCGTGTCATGCGTCATCCTCTTCGGGATCGTGGCCGTACCGCTCGCGATAGACCTTCAAACCGAACAGCAGAAACTGCGTGAGGTCTGGCGGCTCTTCATTGCGCTCATCAAAGAACTCGGCGTAGGGAATGCGATAGGTGTAATGTTCGCCGTTGTCGGCGAAGGCGTCCTCAAGGAAGACGACGATGTGGCCGTCCATGAGATAGATTTCGAGGCGCTGCTTACGCAGCCACCGCGAGACGGCTTTGTTGATGAGCGTCTCAACGTCATCGAGATTGACGTGGAAATCGATGTCGCCCTTAGTCGTCTTGGGATCGGGGTCAACGTATGTCATAGCTCAGTGCTCCTTTACCAGTCGATGTCCTCGAGATCTTGCGGGGTGGTGGGCGGCCGCCGGACGATGATCCAGACGGCCGTGGCCATGAGTGCGAGGATGGTCAGGGCCAGCCAGTTGTTGCTTGTCACCTGGACGTCCTTTCCAGTGCCCAGAGGGGTGCACAGCGCTCGCCTGCGGGCGTGTCCACCAGCACCATCTGGTGGTCCTGACAGTAAGCCTCGGCGCGCTGGCGGGCCTTCTCCTCCCATGCGGATGCCCACAGCAGCAGGCCGACGCAGGTAAGGAGAAAACAGGTTAAGCCGATCAGTGTGCGGTTAGTCATCGTCGTTGTCCTCCTCATCTTCGTCCTCGTCTTCGTCGTCGTCGTCTTCGTCCTCGTCGCTGTCCTCTGCGCCGAACAGCGCTTCCAGCCGGGCCTGACGCTCGGCACTGATGCGGTCGCGCTCGGCCTGCGGCAGCGCCCTCCACGCGGCGTCCTCGGCGGCGATGATCTTGCGCTCTGCCTCGACGCGGCGCTCTTCCTCTTCCTTGTACAGATCCCAGATGTTGGTCATTGGTGTTCTCCTGTTGCAGAGGCGATCACATCGGTTACGGCCGTCAGCAGCCGCATGGCGTCGTTCGCCTCGGGCTGGCCGTCGTCGCCGTCGATCACGTCGGCGTAGCGGTCAAGATAGTCGGCGCACTCTTGCAGAGCGGCCAGCAGGTCAGCATATCGCGCCACTGGCATGTACTTCATTTGATCTGCTCCTTGATGAGGACGGCCTCGGCGACGATCTCGGTCGCGATGGCCGTGATTGCTGCGAGGCGGTCGTAGTGCGCCTGCCGATCGGCCACGCACTGGTCGTTGTCGCCGGGGTAGTCCCGGCCGTTGGGCGTCACCTGCTGCAGCGCCTTGATGGCGGCCTGCAGGGTGTCGTAGGCGGCGATGCGCGGCTGGATCAGGTCGTCCGCGCTGCTGCCGTTGATGTTGAGCGTGGGGCGGATCATGCCGCCACCTGCGCGGCAATGCGGCTGATGCTGCGGCAGGCGGCGATGGCCTCGCGGCGGGCGGCCTCGCGCGGCCCCCACTGTAGCCAGTCGGTCGTGGGGTGGAGCAGTGCCCACGCGGCGCTGCTGATCGAGCGCGTCATGGGGCACAGGGGCTGCGGTGGGCCAGCGGTCTCGGCCGGCTTGCTGTCGCGCCATTCCTGCTTGGCGATGTCTTCCTTGAGCCATGCGTACATTGGTCGTCTCCCGTTTGGTGGGGCAGTGCCCCGGTTGGTGGGCCGGCGCTGTGGCCGGCCCTGCTGGTTCAGGCAGTGACGTTAAAGTTACGAAGATACCCAGCGCGGTACTCTTCAAGCTCGACCTTGACGATGCTGTCTAAAACGCCAAACTGGCGCGTTACGCCAGCACGCTCAAGACGGTCGGCAATGTCCCCTGCGTCTTCGATTAACCATGCTTCTATTTCGGCAAAAGTGGCGGCTGGCTTGGTCATTGTGTGTCTCCCGTTTGGTGGGGCGCTGCCCCGTTGGCCTGATTGTTATGGGACCGTTCGTCCTAAAGATCAACAGGGAAAATGCAGTGCCGCGAATTATTTTATCGTGGCAGCGAATGCGTCGACCTGAGCTTGCGCATTCTCTGAGCCGGGGCACACGATGCAGGTGTGGCCGAGGCTCTCCAGATACTCGATCCAGTCGGTCTGCTCGGGCGAGACGCGGCCGCCCTTCTGACGCTTCATCTCGATCCACAGCCGCCAAGCCGGCACGAAAAGATCGGGAACGCCAGCCGATACGCCCTCGGCCTTGAGCTTGGCGCCGGCCGTCTGAGAGCGATAGCCGCCGTTGGGGATGGCGAAAATCCGCACCGGCCCATATTTGCGCCGGAACCAGCGCACGAAATCACGCTGCTCCTCATGCTCGGTTGGAAAAGTTTCCGTCAAAACGGCACCTCCCTCGCCTGCACATCGTATGGATCGTGTTCCCGCCAGTCCGGGCAGGCGCTTGGTGCCTCTTGGAACTCGGCGGGCGGCGTTGCGTCGTGCTTGTGGCAATGGTTGGTTTCCCGGTGAAAATAGTTGCAGTCCCAACATAGTTTAGGGCGCCCGCATTCCCAAGCAATCAGCGCGGCTGGCTTTGTTGCCATACTCATTCCCACAGTCTCCCGATGATGCGATGATATTTGCCATCGCGTTTGTATGTGATGCCCGCTGGCGGCCTTGAGGCATTCATCACGGCAGCAGCGCCGTCGAGCGTAATACCTTGCCTCAACTGCGCGCCAGCACTGCTGGCAATGATGCCAAGCGTCGCCACCGCCTTTTCACCGGCGTAACCGCCGTGCGTGACCGGAAAATATTCCTCGACCAGCGGATCGCTCAGGCCGCCATAGTACGACACGGCCAGCATTTCCTTGCCACTGGCGCGGCTCGTGTGCTTGCGCCACCTCCACTCCGTAACCGTCATCTCCTGCACATCGACGCCCATGATGTCGTCGTGGTGCAGCTCCAGCTTGGGCTTCTCGGGTTCTGGGAACGGCGTATCACAGGTCGGGCAGATCTTGGCGCTGATGTGTACCAGCTCGTTGCAGGCATCGCAGACTTTGACCGGTGCCTCGCCGTTGCCCTTGCCTGCCTTTTTGGGCGGCTGCACAGCGGTGATCGGCCCATGCGCCTGCACCACCCCCGCAAAGTCCAGCACCAAGCAGTGATCGGTGTGGCTCTTCACGCGCATCCCGCGGCCAGCCATCTGGACATACAGGCTGGCGCTCATCGTCGGCCGCAGCATGGCAATCAGATCGATGTCGGGATAGTCGAACCCGGTCGTGAGGACGTTTGCGTTTGTCAGCGCCCGCAGGCGGCCGGCCTTGAAATCCGCCAGTATCTGCTCGCGATCGGCCTTTGGCGTTGTGCCCACCACGCAAGCCGCCGGGATTCCGCGTTGGTTCAGCAGCGCCGCGATTTGCTCGGCATGGTGGACGCCGGCGCAAAAAAACAGCCACGCCTTGCGCCCCTCCGCCCGATCGATCACCTCGTCAACCACGGCGACGTTGTTCTCGTCGGTATCGATCGCCGCCTGCAGCTCGCTCTCGATATACTCTCCGCCCCGCTTGTGGACGCCGCTCACGTCGAACGTGGCATTGGTGGGCTTGCTACGCAGGGTGGAGAGAAACCCTTTGTAGATCAGTTCCGCGATCGACACCGGCTCGATCATGGCGTGGAACAGGGCCGGTGCGTCGGTGATCAGCCCGTGGCCCAGCCGGTATGGCGTGGCTGTCAGGCCCACGACGCGCAGCGCCGGGTTGATGGCGGTGAGATCGGCCAGCAGGTGACGATAGCTGCCCTCGTCTTTGTGCGACACCAGATGGCACTCATCGATGATGACGAGATCAATGTGGCCCAGTTGCTGCGCCTTACTCCGCACCGATTGAATGCCGGCGAACGTGATTGGCTCGCCGAGGCGCTTGCTTCGCAGCCCGGCGGAATAGATGCCCATCGGCGCGTTAGGCCAATGTTCGCGCATTTTGGCAGCATTCTGCTCAATAAGCTCTTTGACGTGGGTCAGCATCAAGACGCGCGTCTCCGGCCAGTTTTGAAGCGCATCTTTGCACAGCGCCGCCACGATGTGGCTTTTGCCGGAGCCGGTTGGCAGCACCAGACACGGGTTGCCGGCGTTGCCCGCAGCGAACCAGCCATACAGCTGGTCGATGGTGTGCTGTTGATAGTCACGGAGCATTGAAAGCCTCCACTGCTGCAATGCGCTCTCCAATCCAGCGCATCACCGGCACCGCCATGCTGTTGCCCAGCGCCTTGTAGCGCGGGCCGTCAGGGCAATCCTCTGAGCCTTTCTTGCGCCACGGGATGGCGGTGTAATCGTCGGGGAAGCCTTGCAGGCGCTCGCACTCGCGCGGGGTGAGGCGGCGGACGGCGGATGCAATCGCTACAGATGCGTAATGCCGACGCGTTAAAGTTGGATTGACGCCGCTTGTGTCTGGAGTTGTAAAAGACATATTAGCTTCAAACGCCACCGTAGGCGGATGCGCGCCTGCCGCCAGTGGGTGGCACGGATCACCGGCTTGCGGGTTGCTGTAGTTGTGCGGGCTGCTGATCTGGGTGGTGTCAAAGGCGATGGCTGGCAAAGGATGCCCACCACCTGTTGGGCTGCCTTTCATGATCGGCCCCGTTGGCTCCCACGGCTCATGACCGTTGTTTTCATAGTCAACGCCGCCAATTAAGGTAAACGGCGTGACGACGAAGTCGCCGCCCTGATTGCCACTCACTGGGCCTCCCGCCATGATCGGCTGCGCCACCTCAGTCTCGCGGGCCTTGTAGTCCTTGCCGCTGTTCATCGGCATGATGGAGTAG